TACCTTTTCTCACAAATTCTATAATCTAGGTTATATGCCTCAGATATGTAAGTAAGGTTATTTATTTCTTTAATCTCTTCATCAGACACCATGAAATAACTAGCAAATAAATCTGCTTCTATTTCCTGCCTTGATAGTGGGGTATTTGTTACACGTCTTAAAAAATGAATATTCGAACCTTTGTGCAATATATAATGTCCTAACTCATGAGCTAATGTGTAACGTTGTTCTTTTGAAGATAGATTGTTATTTATGTGTATGCAGTGGTATGTTATGTTATCTATTTTCAAAGTATGGTACAAACCTTTATTAGCGCCAAGATTTGCAAATTGTACAATTATTCCTAATTCTTTTATTATTTTCAATGGATCGTTTGTTCCGAATTCTTTCACAAGAGAATTATAAGTATCTTTAATTGTCAAGTTTAGATTCTTTGTGACGTGACATTGCAATTCGAGCAGCTTGTTCAATTGAAGCACGCACTAACTCCTTTGTGATTTCATCCATTGGTTCACCTTTATACATTAGGGTTTGTGTACTGTTTAAATTATGCATTAAATCATCTACCATTACTGATATATCTTGGTTATCAGTAACAGTTTTTTCATCAATAAGATCAGATTTTTCTACATTAAAAAAATCGGCTAATAACTGTATTTTTTTCATTCTAGGAATAGCTATACCTTGAGTCCAAGTATTAAAAGTCTGAGGAGATACTTTAATTCTATTAGCTATTTCTCTCTGAGGAAGATTGCTATTAGCAACTAACTTTTTTAGATTATTAGAAAAAACAATTTTTTCTTTTTGATTATCTTTCATTATGTTCAACTCCTTTCTTATATTATATCAAATTTATTTTGAATTTCAATACAAAAAGTAAAATTTTTTTTGATTAAAGTATTGACATCAAATTTTAAAAAATATGGTGGTGATATAGTGACTAAATTAGAAATCTCAATTAGTGCTGCTAGAGAAAATGCCCAGTTAACTCAGCTAGAAGTAGCTAAGAAACTAGGCGTTACAAAGCAAACTATAGTGAATTGGGAAAAATACAGACAAACACCTTCTGTTAAACAAGCAAAAGAATTGAGTCTCATTTTTGGGATTCCTCTTGATAACATTAGGTTTTAAATTTTTAACTATTATATCAAATTAAATTTGATATAAATTCAATTGAGGTGAAAGGAGGAGTGAGAATAATGGAAGTTAAAATCTCTATTACTAATTTAGATGAGTATAAAGAACTTATAGAAAAAACAAAAATACAAGCTGAGAAATTAGAAGAATGTTTATCTCAACTTGCAGATTTTGAATTTGATGTACTAACTGAATAGTTTATTTCTTACATATTCTGAACAAGCAGTTTTAATAAAATCAGACCATGTAGAAAAACTTGAAATAGTTCTTACATAATTATCTAACTCAATTTCACTGATATTTTCAAAATTACTAAAACTTACATCTGTGAATGGACTATCTTTAATGAATAATTCTAAAGAATCTAAAGAAGTATATTTTTTTAGAAAAGTAGAAGTTAATAGATTTTCTAAAGGAATACTGCTAGTTTTTTCTAATTCTTTAGCATTGTCAGTTAACTTAGATAACTTTTTAGATAATTTTTCGAAACTCATATAATGCACCTCCGTTCTTTTAGATTGTATTCCCTAGAAAAATAAGAAGTAGAAGGTTTAGATTTCCCGGAAATACTCAAATATATTATAACATTAAAGTAAAGAAAGGTCAAAGAATTATGAAAGCATTTTATTTAGAAGTAAAAGAACAATTAAAAAATAAAGGGATGTCAATTTACAGATTATCGAAAGAAACAGGAATTTTTGAACAAACATTATATTCAATGTTTAATGGCAATACATCTAGTCCTCAGTTAGATAACGCTGTTAAGATAGCTAAGGTACTGGATATCGATTTAAATAAATTAAAGGAGGTGAAATCATGATAGAGACTAAATGGTTGAATGCAGAAAGAGCTGCGGAAATATTTCCTAATATAGGTGCTTCTCAATTTAATAAATTAAAAAAAGAATTCGTTCAATTATGGGAGGAAGGATATTACCCTAGAGAATGTTATTTACAAGAATGTAATGGTATAGAGATAAAAGCATTTGTACACTTTTTAGCATGGAGGCCATATTATCAAAATAAGAATTTAATAAAAGAAATAGATATGTATAAAAGTGTTTGGCAGTCTATTTAATAGAAAGGAGCTTAAGAAGATGAATAAACTAAGAAAAAGAAAATTCAACACTTACTATTGGACCTGCGTTGTTGTTGCTGTATGCATGCTGATACTTAGCAACATTGAGTGGGAAAGGATTTTATCAGGACTTATGGCTTCAATATGTATTCCATTTTATGGATTTGATGAACGAGGACAATATGCTTTCCCAGACGGTGAAGAAGATGAAATTAAAGGTTAGTAAAAAGAATGATAATACAGCGATCAATGAATTTAAAAAAATGGTATTCACAAGAATGGTACATTTGCAAATGGATAACGCTGAATTATCAAAATTAAGCGGTGTTACTAATTCAAAAGTATTAGCTTTGAAATATGGAAATAATAGCACGCTTAAATTAGGCGATATAGTTAAAATTGCTAAAACATTAAATATAAATTTAAATGACTTAAAAGGAGATGAAAACATGCGAGGATTTGAATTAATCGAGGGAATGAACGGAGAATTGCCAGTAAAAGCTACAATTCATAGTGCAGGGGTTGATTTTATAGCAAGTGCTGATATTCGTATCCCGGCTTTTAGATTTAAAGGAGAAGCAACATTAGTGCCAACAGGAGTTAAGGCTTTTATGCAAAACGATGAATATTTACAAATATTTGCTAGAAGCAGTATTCCAGTAAACTTAGGTTTAATAATGAGTAACGGAGTAGGGATTGTTGACTCTGATTATTACAATAACCCAACAAACGAAGGTCACATAATGATTGAGTTTAACAACTTAACTAATGAGCATATCACAATTAAGAAAGGCACTAGAATAGCACAAGGAATATTTAACAAAATATTACCAGTGACACATGGTGTAAGACTTAAAAATGATATTAGAAATGGTGGGTTTGGTAGCACAGGAAGTAAAGGAAAATAAGAAGAATGTTAGTAAATATTAATGAAGATGTTTTACAACTATTAGAATTAGATGATTTAAAAGATACTGAAGCCAACAAGATATTAGTAGAAAATGTTGTTAACTCTTATATGGTAGGTGGTATTTTTACAGCGATTCAACAAGGTGCTTGTGATATCGATAAAGAAGTTATTGAAGCTTTTATGGATCACTACGCAAGGAAAATGTTATTACATTCTATAAAAATGATGTTAGAAAGGCAATAAAAAAACTCGTTGCATTAAAACAACGAGCGATAAAAAGAATGAAAATCTATTGTTATTATAACGTAGATTTAAACGGAAATCAAGGAGAATTTAAAAATGAATGAAAATCAAAAAAAGGTTCTATTTGAACTAATAGATAATTATGGATACGAGGGTTTTATAGATGACATGTTCCATTTCAGAGATGTAATCAAATACGAAAAAGAAGATAGCGAACTGGCAAAAGCTTATAAAAGTTTAACTATTAGAGAAGAATTTGAAGTAATTAAAGTATACGTATCTTATTTAGAGGTGATGTATCGTGATATCAACTAACGAATTTTTAAAAGAGCTAGAAGATAAGAAATATAAAGTTGTAGAAACTGATGAAGAATACAAGATTATTAAAAAAGATGTGATATACGCTATTGTTGGCACAAAAGAACAATACAGCAGGACATTTAAGAATACACCAGCTGAATTAAAGAAACTGGTTAGAAGATATGAAGATACTAAAATTAAGGACAGAACAGGATTTTATAGAATACCTTTAAAGAACTTAAATTTAGGTGGAGAACAGCTCTACATTTCATTTAATAGAGTTAGTGAACAGTTCGGAGCAAAAGGAAAGCTATTATTTGATAGTGAAGATAATTTAACTCAGATATTCACTAAAGAAGACTTAGAAAGTGATTATTTTAAAGAAAAAATAGGTGAATACTTACAATGGGCGGAGGAAATTTAATAATGAGTGTAGAACAAAAGATATTGATTTTAAGAAAAAGAATTAAGGATTTGAATTTAAAGCCAACTGGGTATAACAAGCACGGACAATTTCACTACTATCAATTATCAGATTTCCTACCTCATACCATCGATATATGTTCAGAAATAGGTTTATATGAGGAATATACTGAAGATGAAGAGTATAAAACGTTAGTAGTCAAGGATGTGGAGCAACCAACAGAAGCTAGAATTTTCAAAATGAAAAAAATGGAAGTCCCACCTATTTTACCTACACAACCTAATGAGAAAGTAGGGGTTGCAATGCAACGAGCAGGGAACACTGTTCAAACGGTTGGTTCAGTAGATACTTACTACATGAGGTATCTATATAGGAATTTACTAAAATTAACTGAACCTGACTTTACGGAAATAATGGCAGAACGTAACGCTTTAATTCAAGCAATTCAACAAAATTTACCACCTCAACATATTCAATCTATTTTAAGCAAGAAGAACAAGTTTAGATTAGAAGATTTAACTAACGAAGAATTAAGAGATGTTTGGCAATGGATTTTAAATCAACGTCAAGCACAACAACATCAACAACAAGAAGAAGTAGAAGGTGAACAAAAGAATGATAAATAACGTGGTATTAACTGGTAGAATAACAAGAAATTTAGAATTAAAACAAACTAACAATAACAATTCATCTTTAAATATTACCCTTGCAGTTGAAAGAAATTTTAAAGATCATAGCGGGCAAAAACAGACTGATTTTATTAGTTGTAAAGCCTTTGGCAAACGTGCTGAAACAATAGCCCAGTATTGCCAAAAAGGTGATTTAATTGGAATTACTGGAAGCATTCAGACTGGTAGCTATCAAAAGCAAGATGGCAGTACAGTATATACAACTGATGTAATGGTTAACGAACTAATATTTTTCCCTAAACCAAAACAGGATAATCAAGCTAATCAATTTAACCAACACTTAAATAATTTTAACCAACAAAATAATTTAGCCCAAAATAACGCTTATAACGGCTTTAATAATCAAAATGGGGATAATGCACTAAACTATATCAATCAACCTCATAACGTGCAAAATAACGGCTATATGAGACAAAATAACCAACAACAACAAATGCAAATGAGTGGAACGGGTGGAATTAACAACACTAATAACTTATTTAATGATTTTGGCAACGATATTAATTTAGATAATGTGTTCGAAAATGTAATTAACCCGTTTAAACAAGAATAGTGATTTATGGAGCAAAAAACAATTAAAGTTATTCCACTAAATTTAAGTTTACTTGAAACGTTAGGACAAGGAAAGGTTAATGAAGCCCTTGTCCTACAGCAAGTGGACTACTGGTGTACTATTAATAAAAGAAATGATGAATATTATATTGACGGTGCTTACTGGACGTTTTCGTCAATTAATAT